GCCGACAATTTGGAGGAGAAACCAAATTAAAAAAGCGAGCCACATCGCGTAAGAAAACCAGTATGGGGGAGCGAGTCAGTACATTTTAGAAAACCACGGAATGGGAGCGAGCCATAATGTCTTAGAAACCCATAATCAAAAAGCGAGCCAATCGCGGCGAGAAAACCAGTAGAGGTTAGCGAGTCATAGTACAATAGTAAACCAAGTTTGAGAAGCGAGCCACCGCTCCATAGAAACCCAAAAGGCACAAGCGAGTCATTCAATGTAAGAAAACCAAGCCAGCAGAGCGCATCAAAGGCTGTAATAAAATCAAAAGGTATGAGTGGGCCACCCGGCTTGAGAAAACCATACGACACAAGCGAGTCAGAGCTGCATATAAACCCATGGTGAGCAAGCGAGCCAGAAGGCAGGAGAAAACCACTCGGCTGGAGCGAGCCATTTTGACGGAGAAAACCATTCGGTGAAAGCGAGCCAAGGATAATAAGAAAACCAAGATGTCTAAGCGCCCTATAATAAAAACACTTGCACCATACAACTATTTATGCTAGCGTACTTTGTGAAAACCTCCTTATTCCATCTTCCTCTCTCTAGCCGTCGGGGTTTTCTTCCCTCGCCCCGGCGGCACTTTTATTTTAAGGGGGTAAAATAATGAAACATAAATTAACGCCAAAACAAAAAAGGTTCATTGAAGAGTACCTTGTTGACCTTAACGGAACTCAGGCGGCGATAAGGGCGGGATACAGCGCAAAAACGGCGAATAGAATAGCTACAGAGAACTTGTCAAAACCTGTTATTGCGAATGAGATTCAAAAAGAACAACAAAAAAGGAGCAAACGAACGGAAATTGAACAAGATCGGGTTTTACAAGAAGAAGCCCGCTTAGCGTTTTCGGATATCAGGCAAATCTTCAATAAAGACGGTTGTTTAATACAGCCCCACTTGCTGCCGGAAGATATAGCGCGTTCCGTTTCTGGTATCGACGTAATAACCACCACAACAAAAGATGGTGATACCACCACGACATACAAATATCGCTTTTGGGATAAAGGGTCGGCATTGCAGCGAGTTGAAAAACATCTTGGAATGACCGGAGCGGACCTTAGCATCAGCGTGGATGTCCCTGGCGTAAACGTAATAGTAAAACCGAACTCAGTTGATTATGGCGGAAATAGAGCTAGGGGAACTTCATCAAAGGCAAAGTGACGCTTGGCATTCCCCGGCGACCGAAATATTATATGGAGGGGCTGCTGGTGGTGGAAAGTCGCACCTTATGCGCATTATGGCAATTGTTTATTGCCTGGATATTCCAAGCCTTCAAGTATATTTATTTCGCCGCACCTTCCCGGACCTTTGGAAAAACCATATGGACGGTCCGACCAGCCTACCTGTATTACTCGCTCCACTTATTGATAGAAAAATCTGCACAATCAATTATAGCAAAAACATTATCATGTTTAAAAATAATTCGCAGATACATCTTTGTCATTGTCAACACGAGAAAGATCGATATAATTATCAGGGTCCAGAAATTCACCTTTTACTGATTGATGAACTTACGTTGTTTACAGAGGTAATTTATCGATATATCCGGGGGCGTGTACGTTTGGGAGGGCTAACAATTCCACTACAATATAAGGACAAACTTCCCAAAATCATAGCGTCAAGCAATCCGGGAAACATCGGACATAATTGGGTGAAGGCGACATTTATTGATCCAGTGAAAGAATATGAGGTCTGGAAAACCCCTAGAGACGAGGGCGGGTTTTACCGACAATATATTCCAGCCAAGTTAGACGACAACCCGACTATAATGCTTAGTGACCCGGACTATATACAGCGCCTAGAGGGCTTGGGTAATCCTGAACTAGTAAGGGCTATGCGCGATGGCGACTGGGATATCATTGCTGGCGGAATGTTTGATGATGTATGGGATAAGAATGTACATATTATAAAGCCGTTTCAAGTTCCCATTACCTGGAAAATTGATCGCTCTTTTGATTGGGGGGCGTCAAAGCCGTGGTCGTGTAATTATTGGGCTCATTCAGACGGATCGGATATAGAGATTGACGGAAAAAGGATGTCGTTTCCAAAAGGAACCATTTTCGCTATTGATGAACTGTACGGATGGAACGGAAAACCAAACGAGGGAGACCATGCTACCAACGATGAAATGGCCCGCAGGATGGCAGAAAAAGATAAGGAAATTTCCGATAAATATCAAAACAAAGTAGTACCTGGGCCTGCCGACACTCAAATATTTGAAGCGCCACAGGGTAAATCTATTTCAGATGATTTTGTTAAATGGGGTATATATTTTTATGAAGCCAACAAAAAGCCTGGATCAAGGGTTTCCGGGTGGCAAAAAATCAGAACAATGTTGAAATCATCCTTGCAATTTCCGATGGAGGAACCAGGATTATTTGTTTTTGACAATTGTCGTCAGTTTATCAGAACTATTCCGGTTTTACCAAGAGACGAAAGGAACCAGGACGACGTTGACACCAACGCAGAGGATCATGTTGGAGATTCGCTGCGTTATGAAATCTTACACTATGCGCAAAAAATGAAAAACATATGATCGGAATATATTATGGCTGAATTTCCACAGAAAATAGAATTTGGGTCTGATTGTTACCATCCCAACTACAAAGCCAATAAGGATTTAATCCAATACTGGCTTGATGTGATGGATGGTGGCAAAGATATAAGAAAATATCTCGTCAAGTTTGAACGCGAGAACGAACACCCGGACGGATATCTTGAGCGGCAGAAAATAACCGCGTTCGAAAAGCTTTGCGCTCATGTTTTCGCCGTCTATGGATCACATATATTCGCGGAAGAGCCAGCGCGTAACATACCATCGGATTATGAGATATATCTCACCGATATTGATGGCGACGGCACGGACCTTGACCGGATGTTGGCGCAGCAATATACATCTTTAACGCTTCCGACTGGTATAAGTTACCTTTTGGTTACGAAGCCAGCTACAGCCGAACAGCCAATTACGCGAGAGGACGAAATCAAACAGGGCTTACGTCCTATCGTGGTCCCATTCGGACCGCTTGATTTATTGAAGTGGGACTTTGACGAAAACGGGAAATTGAAGTTTATCGTGCTTCAGGATTGCCGGAAAGAGGCTGCGGGTTGGGACACACATCATAGCGAGTATGAACTGTTGCGGATTTGGACGCCTGACGCGTTCGCCATATACAAAAGGGCGAAAGACGATATTGGTAAGTGGACGCTTGAGTCTGAACAAATTAATCCTATAGGCGAAGTTCCGCTTGTGGCGCTTTACAATATCCGCACCGGACGGTTTAAGGCCACCACGGAAATGAAGGAACTTAATCTGGCGGATTTAAACATCGATATTTACAATAAAACCAATTGGCTTGACCAAGGAATAAAGCATCAGGGCTTTCCGCAAGAGGTGGTGTACTCTACGATGGAGATAGAGTCGATAATTAAGGGGCCAGGAAATGCTATAAGGTTAAACCCGGACGATAAGTATGAAATAAACGAGACGACCGGAGCGGCCCTAACGCTTATTTTCGATATCATTAAGTCCCGTGTTCGCCGATTTTATGAAACGGCCTTTCACCAGAGAATACCGGGAAATGACAGCGCGCATCGTGAAACCGCCGAGGCCAAGATGATTGATACGGCGCAGTTTGAGGCGGAACTGAAAAGCAAGGCCGCTAACGTCGATGAGGCCGAACGTAATATCTGGAGACTGATTGCGCGATGGGATGGTAAAACACCCGAACAGGCGGCGGCGCTTGCGGCTGAAGCGGTAAAGCGAGAGATAGAAGTTAACCCGGCATTGGTCAAAGTTACAATGGAAGATTTGATAAAATGGCATATGGCGAACCTTGGAAGCAAGGAAACCGCCATTAAAGAGGCCAAGGCACGCGGTATGTTGAGTGTTGACGTTGACCCGGAAGACGAATTGAGTAGAATTGAGGATGAGGGTCCGGACATGCCGGATGGGAAGAATAATGAAAATATCTAAGAAAATATTGGAAGAAAAGCTAAACAGTCGTTCTTTTGGTTGTTTACCAATGAAGCTTGAATCATTCTCAATTGACTCGGACGGATCTATTTGGACCTTAAAGAGTTTTGGAAGTGACTTAAGTTTAACCACGGCGACATATACTTGCGATGAATTAGGAATCTTGCCGCCACGAGAGAAAATACGATGGAGTTCTTTTGATTAAAAAAGGAGGGCAGATGGTAGAAGACAACAGAGGTAGGGAAATACCAATAGTTATTGTGTCTAATGATGGGGGAATCGAAGATCATAAGTGTTGCGAGAATGCATCTCTTATGTTGTATCCTCCAGACAAACAAGATGATACATGGACGATTATGGGACTGGATTATGGAGATTGTTTCCCCGTAGTATTTTGTCCGTGGTGCGGCGAACGGTTGCCGTTAGACGAGAAATAACATGCATATTCTATTAATCCAACCATACGCGGCCATACGATTACACAAAATAGCGCGAGCCCTGCATGGATCTGGCGTCAAAGTATCGCTTGCCTACACTCACGCCAGGCCGTCGCAATTATATCAGGGACTTGAGGAAGACATATATCAAGAACAAATACACCTCCCCGACTTGCGTTCGTTGTGGGATATTGCTCCGCAATATGATTTGATTCACAGCTTCAATGAGCCGGACGACATGACGGTTCTTGCTATGGCGGCAAAGACGCCCGTAATACATGATACTGCGGATCTGATGAGCTTACGAGATGGTCAGGCGCGGCAATTTGTCGAGGGCGTAGCTAACCGGGGAGCGACCGCCTGCACGTACAGCACTGTATATCAACGCGACAAGGCCATTGAGCTATACGGCGTCAATACTCCGACGCTTATTTTTGGCAACTACGTTTCAAGGCGTGATTTACCCACCGAAAGACTGCCGAAGCTGTCAAAAGAAGATGGCTGCCTTCATTTGGCGTATCAAGGGAGTATCGGGGGTACGCGGCACCGGGACTATAAAGACTTGTTTGGCGATCTTGCCTTTCAGGGT